GACATTTCTGCCGGCCTTTTTGTTAACAAGGCCCATTAAGTCTTGCAACGATACTCTTCCTGCTTTCGCTTCTTTTGTTTTTCTAGCCATTCTTTCCTCCTATCATTAGAATTTCTCTAGCCTTTTTGGCGCTATGTGTTCCATCGGCATTTTTCTTTCTACGACCTGCCGTGTACGTAACATTAAAATAGATGATTTTATTATTGCCCTGTCGAGACTCAAAGAAGTTATCTCCAATGTCTCTATTAGACATCATAACGTATGCATCCTTCGCTGTCAAGTCGTTTAAAAACTTAATTACTGACTCTTGTAAATCGTCATCAAAATCAACACCATACTGTGTGAACGATCCTCGATACGGAGGATCCAGAAACACATATGAGTTAGGTGTTGCGGCGCTTAAGGTCTCGCGAAAATCTCCAGTCATGAGGGTGCAGCGTTGAAGGGCCATCTCCCACTCTAAGACATTGTCCTTATCATATACCTTGTCTTTCTGGTTTAGTAGACCGGACGGCGTGCCAAAGCGACCGTCAGTGTTTTTGTTAACCTGCCAGATTCCATTAAACCCCGTCTTCATGAGAAAGTAAAGGGTTGCCGCTTCTTCCGTCCGAGACCACTTTTTATAATCAAAAGCATGTTCTCTTCTCAAGCTATAGTAAAAGAGCTTCCGGTCTGCTTTCTCAAGGGGAAGATACTGTGCCGAGAGCATATCCAGTCGCGCCATGAAAGCGCTGCAGTCGTCCTTCACGGCAGTATAAATGGCCATAATAGATTCATTGGCGTCGTTCAGAACGAAGGTTGCATTGGGGTTCTGGGTATATGCCCATATAAACATGGCGCCGGCGCCCAAGAATGGCTCCATGTAGTGATCGAATGAGTCTGGGAGGATTTCTTTATATTTTTTGATAAGCCGTGTTTTACCGCCGGCCCACATGAATAGTGGCTTCATACCCCCTCCCTAAAATAGCGGCAGACTTTTAACCGGTCTGCCAGCGGCTGTTTTTACTACTCTGTTGTAGTTGTGGTGGTGTCAGTTGTTCCACCATCAGTGGTAGTTTCGGTGGTTGTTCCACCATCCGTACCAGTTGTTGTGCCACTCGTTGTGGCAGAGACTTCTACAGTCTCACTAGCGGTTGTTTCAGTTGTTTCAGTGTTGGTGTTTGTCGACACCGCTCCCGGATCAACCGAACACGTCCCGTATGCTGTTGCGACCAGAAGGACGCCTCCGGCCACACTTACTTGGACCTTCCATTTGGCCCATAGGGACTTTAGTGATTCTAACATTATTTTCTCCTTTATGTTAAAAAATAGGGCAGAGTATTTGCGGCACCCGCTCTGCCAGCGGTGTTTCTCAAACTATATGGTTCACTTTCCGTTCATCAGTTCGTTAAAGGCTTTATCTACATCACTCGTTGGCTTGCTATACGAAGTAGTCTCACTAGAGCGGGCTTCTGCGGACTTATTGCCGCACAATTGCTCATCAAGAATACTGTCAATCTGCTCTGAGGTGTGACGCTCAAAGAGAGAAGCAAAATCTGGCATGCGATCGAGGAGGGCAGGGATCGCTTCTGTATCTGCCAGAAGAGGGGAAGTATTACGCCTCATCTTCATATTAGTTTGAGGATATGCGCCCGGGGTGGTGGGCTTGGTATATGTTAGTGTGATATCCGTGCCTTCGTTGGCATCCGTGACATCACCGTATTCTGGATCAAGAATGTAACCAAGAAGAAGTTCATATGCCTTCTTTCCATATCCATACACCTTGATTCCTTCTTCTTCTCGGCCGCGGAGGACCACTGGTGAGAAGTAACGAGCACGTACGAACAGAGACTTAGCGAGCTTCTTGCTCTCTTCATCGTTGTTGTCCACACCTTCTCGCCATACAGAGGAGGCAAATTCACAAATTGGACATGACTCTCCGTAGTTACGCTTAGGGCAAAGAATACCGCCCCGATGTTCTCCAACATTGTAGTGGAAATACATCTCCTTTAGGGGATCACCATCTGATGTCGGTACAATCCGAATATCTTGGTCACCTTCGTCGGGCTTAAACCAGACTGAGTCCCTGTTATCGCCACCTTCACCGCGTAGTGAAGCCAACTTCTTTCTCATTAGTTCCATATTAATAGACATTACTTTTTCTCCTTGTTGTTTTGTTAAAGTATACTGAGCTTTCCTCAGCATCTAATGTATTACTCTTGATCGAACTTGTCAAGAGTTTTTTGTTGTTGTATTGCGTTAGTGTGGGCAACGCAGAACCCAAAATCTGGTAAATTTGTTTCGTAAATCGCGTAAGAAATTTTACGATAGGCATTCCTGGGTTTTGTTTTTAGGATGTCTACCAAACGCTTATGCAACCCTGTCTCACTCTCCAACCGCTTTTCGTTTATACACATATAATAACATAATTCGCGCTCGGTGTCAAGGTCAAATAGCCACTTTTCTTCAAGTCTTTTCATGTCCAAAAGGGACACTGCTCTTATCTTGTTGATATTGCTTGGCTTTGACACATTTCCAATGTGTGGCTCGGTATGTGCAAAATAATTTAAGTAATGCACACAAGAATAGACGGTCTCATTAAGAATATTGTAGTACTCTTTTAGATTGATCTCGCTGTGGACTCTCTCAATATTCTCGTTGGAAAAAATAGTTAGGTTTTTAAAAAGGCCTGATCGTGCATATTCCTGCAGCACTCCGAAAGTCGTGTTCTCCACTAATCTTGGTACGCCTGTGAGCAGTTCGATATCCGGCTTGATGTAGAAAACATCCAGTTGTTTCTCTCTGATCTGCTCTAATACCCCAAGTGTATAAATTGAACTCAGTGAGGAGCCCACTACAAAAACCTGCACGTGATCTTTTAGATTCTTTAAAAACTTTTTAACTCGGGGGGCATTCTTTTCGTATTCTTCGGGGGTATCGTACGTATTTAACTTAAACTGCGTCTTTGAGTTCTTCTCGACCTTGCTGTTCATGGTATATACCTCGTATTGCGGCAGATCTGCAAACTTACTTGCGATTGCAGACGCAGCATTGCCAATTCCGATCACAGAAATCATAGGTTTAGGTCCCCCAAATCAAAGTAGTTTTGGCCGGCCTTGAGATTGACCATGAATGAGTCCAATTTGTTATTTGAAAAGACTTCTTTAATTGCCGGCAAAAGAGGGCGGTCCTCATCAGCCAAGTCAATTACCAATTCATCATGTACAATATGTGAAATGTGGCTTTTCGTGTTTTCTAGCATTTTGTTAATCTCAATTGCCCGGTCGATAACCAGATCCGAAGTTGTGCTTTGGATAAGGTAATTGAATGCTTTTCTTTGTTCCACTTTAATGCGCCTTCCGAAGATGGTCTTAATATAGCCATCTTTGTAGTGCTTGTCAAGGATCAAATTGCGATCATATAGATCGCTCTCGATAATCGTAGAATCAGGATTGTACAACCACCCAAAAAACAAAGTCTTTGCTTCGTCGCGCGTAGGGTTGCGTATGTCATTTGATTTGTTGAACACGTTTTCAATGTTCCATTGGTGAATGTCTTCCTGCGGTTGCGGTTCGCCGAGAAGAGACAGCACCGTCCTTACCTCTGCTCCGTTATAGTCCAATGAAATAAACCAATCGTTTTTAGGCTTTACAACCTTTCTGAAATCCTTTTTCATCGTTAAGATGGGGAAAGACCCGGGAGAGGTTGTTAATCGGCCTGTGACGGTACCAAAGAGGTTGTAATCAATATAGTTAGCGCCGGAGATAATCTTCTTGATGCCGAGCCTGGAGTTAGTGGCAGTGAACATGCTCTTACAGTCTGAGGCATCGATGTTTAGTGGTCGATATCTGATGTCATGGATGAGTTTCGAAGCCTCGCACAGAAAATCGTAGTTATTTGGCTTTGTGGTGTTTTCAAATACATGTTGAGTTATCTTATTCTTTATCTCGCAGAACTGTAGCAGGGCGTCCTTGGGAATGAGATCGAAGATGCAGTGGTCGTTGAAATCAATCTTTGCTATTGTAAAAGATTTATAAAAAGCGTTCATTTTACGCACAGTTGCCTCGTACTCTTCAAGTAAATCCGAGGGTGCAGCTTCCTTGAGAGACGACCCGCCAGAATAAAGCCATGCGTATTGTACATCGGAATCTCTTACCGAGCCAGTGTACTTCCAAGTTCTGAGTAGATCGGCCGGCATATGTTCAAAGTGAAGTTCTCCATCTTTATAAACACCAACACACTCTGTTTTATCATCAAGTGTTTGAAAGTACATTTTCCGCCTCTTCTTTACTTATCTTATCACGGTAAAGAAGATCTGTCAAGGAGCCACTGTAATCATATGTTTTTCCAATGATGGACTCAAACAGGCCGACCGCTTCTGCGTGACCCTTTAAGGTCGCGAGTTTTAATGAGTCCCTGATAAGATGCTGCTTTTCATTTTCTGTCAGCGGAGCGCTCTTTTCTTCCATCAGTCGGATTTTCATGTAGTTCTCAAGGCAGAATCTCTCTGTATAGAGCGTGTTGAACTGACTGAGGCTATACTGCTTGGGCCGTACAATATTGTTTCTAAGTGTGCCGTCACCGCAAAGCTCAACATGTATATAATCTGTTTTAATGCGATCATATAACTCTAGAAGTATTGTTTTAAAATTTTCATAGTACGTAATGTGGGCTGGTGTGTAGGCGCTAGCCAACACTGCGGAAGTGCTGCGGTAATTTGAATTTGGGGCGGTCTGCGCATATTGGATCATCTCTGGGGTACCAATGTCCGCCACAAGTCTCCAAGGGTTGTTTGAGTCCACAGAGAATCCGTAAGAACGGCAAGCGTTCAGATAGAACTGCCAGTTTTTGCTTTCTTTAAAATTCTTGATCTTCATTTCGTCGCTAGCGGCTGACTCGGTAGAGACCTCAATTACAAGGCCAGTCGCAGTCATCGGACAGTACCGACTCTTTATAAACCCGGGATATGTAAAAGGTAGCTCCTTCGTAGACGTTTCTAAAATTCCCATGAGATGAAGCATAAATCCATCAAAATCTTTAAATCTCAAGTTCCTACCAGAGAAGGTCTTCTCTATTGACTGTTTGTTTTCTGCTGAAAAGCTTCTGTATAGTGTTCTCGGGCTTTCGTATGCCCTTTGCACCTCTAGCACAGATAAAAATGGGTCGGTAGTTTTGATTTGTCCGGACATGGCTTTCTTTTTAAATTGTTGTGAGAGTTCTCGGAAAGCATGAGCAACGAACCCCACTGCCTGGAAGCCAGTCCCCAACTTGTTGGTTTGATCAAGAGAGCCCATGGAGGTCGACGGCAGATCTAATTCAATCGGCACGTAGCCGTAGCTCACTCGGCCATACAAATACTTTTCTGCTAATTGAAAATCTTTTAGATTCTCGTATTCCGGTTCCAGAATATCATTTCGGTATATGAGTGATTTTTGATAGAGCGCTTTCGTGCTCTCATTGTTCCCTTTTTTGTAAAATATAGACATTTAATTTAATTCCTTATTGGGGGCTGCTGTCCTGAGGGTCTCCGTCTGGTGTGCTCTCACCGAGTTCCTCGTTCCACTGGTAACCCACTTCGTCTTCGGGTACCGGTTCCTTGTTGTCGCTTGTAGAAGCTTGATATTCTGTTCTTTTTAGTGCACACTTTTTCACAACCGATACATCAGGGTTTGAATCAACAGAAGCGTTATTGCCATTGTTTGACTTGGAGTTCTTGTCCACCTCGGCAACCCAGTGCGCAATAATTTGACTTGAGCGTACACCTTCTGCAATCGTGTGTATGGTTTTAATAATCATGTAGTACCCACCTATACCATACCTGCTTAGTTCGTATTGGTCAAGGGGCATTTTCTTTTTATTCTGATTGTAGTGATAGCCCGTAGTGTTTGGCGCAAAGCCGCGAGGATCAACGTACATGTACGTACCCGGGAAGGTGTTTGGCAACAGAAACGCGTCTACTGTGACATTGTACACTTCTCGGAGTTGCATGAGTCCATCATAGCCTTCTTGCTCAAAGCGTAGCTCTTTCAAGCCAGTCGCACTCGTCCTGTCTAATTTGATTGTCTTAACAATGCCCTTATCACTCCCCAAGACATAATGAAAAATTCCATGGCTGTGATCAACACTGTAGTCTCCGCGCATCAGTTCTTGGGGGCGTGAGCGGCCTGCATAAAAGATCATCCAATTTCTTTGGGACTCTTGCCCCTTGTTTCTCGGACCCTGGTTGGTCCGGGAACCCATTGTGTTTAAGAGAGCCCCTCCGGTAAATTTGGGCACATAAACGTCTACCCTTTTGTTGGCGACTTTCTCTCTTCTCCAACTCTTTAACAGAAGTTCGCTTATCTCCTCAGTAGGGCCGTCATAGTAGGAGGTCACCGAGGCAT